GGGTGCACAGTTGGCTCGCCTCGAGCGGCAGTGTGAGACGCATTTCGACTTCTGGCATGCGCTCAACGATGCGCGCCAGAACGTGCTCGTGGAGATGGCCTATCAGATGGGATGGCCGGGACTGCTCGGATTTCGGCGGATGCTTGCAGCGATCGAAGCGGGAAATTTCGTCGAGGCCGCGCGAGAAGGGCGCGACTCGAAATGGGCGCGGCAGGACTCGCCTGCGCGTGCCGAGCGGCTGATGAGACAGCTTGAGACGGGAGAATTCGCATGACCTGGCGCGCACTGCTAAACAAGCTGAAGGACCCGCGCAACGTATTCGCGGGCGCTCTGGTACTGGCCGGTGCGCTGCAGGCGTATTCCGAGGCGATCGTCGCGGCCCTCGGTCCGCGGTGGTCGGGCATCCTGCTCGCTGCGATCGGCGTGGCGGTGCGGCTGCTGCCGTGGCTGGAGCAGCTTGCGCAGGCTCCGGACCCGGAGAAGGGCCGCGATCACGACGGGCTCGACTGATGGGCCGGCGTCGCACGCTCTCTGACGGCGTGCAGATNTACGAGGACCGCTGGTATCTCGACAAGTTCACGGAGCACGAGTGTTGCGACTGCGGGCTCGTACACGCCGTCGAATAAGAGGTCGAGCGCGGGCGGATATTCACACGCTGGCGTCGCAACGATCGCAAGACCGCCGAGGTACGCAGGCGCGCCGGCATCCGCATTATTCGCGAGCGCAAGCCCCGATAGATGGCCAAGCGCGCGCACACTGACGCGGCGATGCTCGAGGCGCTCCGTCGGCACAATGGAGTGCGTCATCTCGCCGCGCAGGAACTCGGCATCCATCCCCGGGTGCTCCTCAAGCACCTCGCGCGCATGAAGCGGCGAGGGATCGAGGTGCCTGAGTCCGCATACAACGAGGACCGGGCCGGGTACTGGGGCGGCCACTTCCCGGCGCCAGCGGGCCACGTCGTCAAGGGCGTGTCGACGCTCTACGACGAGCACGGCAACATCCGCGCGCAGTGGGTGAAGTCAGATGCCGCCCGCAAGGGCCCGGAGGAGTGGGCGCAGGCGATCAAGGAAGTCTTCGCGGATGCAACGCCGGTCCGCCGGATCCCACGCCCCAAGACGATGCAGCGTGAGACGCTGACCGTCTATCCAATCGGTGACCATCACGTCGCCATGTACAGTTGGGGCGAGGAAACGGGCGCGGACTATGACATCAAGATTGCCGAGAATCTTCTGACATCCGCCGCGGCCCACCTGGTCGAGATTGCGCCGCCGTCCGAACGGGCGCTCATCGCCAACGTCGGCGATTTTTTCCACGTCGATAACCTCAAGAACGAGACGAGCCGATCCGGCAACACGCTCGACGTGGACACGCGATATGCCGCGATGATTCGGGCTGGCGTGCGCATGCTCCGGACGTTCATTGAGCGCGCCTTGGCAAAACACCGCACCGTTGAAGTGATCTGCGCCATAGGAAACCACGATGACGTCGGCGCAATGTGGCTCTCACTCGCGCTCTCGCTGCTCTATGAGAAAAATCCGCGCGTCGTCGTGCATACGACGCCCGGCAAATTCCACTACGTGAGGCACGGCCAGGTGCTGATCGGCGTCACGCACGGCGATACGGTGCGGCTCGAGCAGCTCGGCGCGGTGATGGCGGCGGACCGGCCGCAGGAGTGGGGTCAAACCCGTCACCGCTACTGGCTCACCGGACACATTCACCAGCGCCGCGTGATCGAACTCCCCGGCGTGCTCGTCGAGTCATTCCGCACCCTCGCTGCGAGGGATGCCTATGCGACCTCGGCGGGATACCGCTCGGGGCGCGACATGATGGCCATTGTGTTTCACGCGGAGCATGGCGAGGTCGCGCGCCACAGATTCGACGTCGGGATGCTGCAATGAGTCAGACGCGCCTCGGATCATTCGTCGAAGCTTGGGCAAACATCGCCATCGGCTTCGCGATCAACTGGCTCGCAAACATGCTGGTGCTTCCGCGGTTCGGCTTCGACGTGACCTCAGGGCAGGCATTCGGGATCGGCGTCGTATTCACGGTGATTTCCCTGATCCGCAGCTACATGCTGCGTCGTTTCTTCAACGCGATACGGTTCGGTAATGAGCGTCGGTGATGTCAGAAGCGATGAGAAGGGCTCAGGCGCGCGCTACAACGATGGCAAGCCGGACCTCTCCCTGATTGCGTTATGCACGCTTGAGGACGAGGCGCGCGTCTGGATGTATGGCGCACGGAAGTACACATCTTGGAACTGGGCGAAGGGCATGCCGTGGAGCGTGCCGCTCGCATGTGCCTTGCGTCATCTGTCCGCATGGCAGCGCGGCGAGGACATCGACCCGGAATCCGGGCTCCCGCACCTCGCGCATGTCATGTGCAACCTGCGCATGCTCATGCTCTACAGCCGGACCTATCCGGAGGGCGACGACCGGCCAAAGCGCTGGCTCAATCCTGAGACTGCCGCGCACAGTGGGGTAGCAGCCGATGTGGAACGTGATCACGACAGGTCTGACGTTCGTGAGGAACTTCAAGGCCGCGAGCATAGTCCTCGCCGCGCTCGGAGCAGTCGCGGGCGCAGCGCTCGCGGGCGTCGGCGCGTGGCTGTGGCGGTCAGGGCAGGTCGCTGAACTGCGCGAACAGAATGCAGGGCTTCGCGTCGAGCTCGCGGAGCTGCGGGCCGACAATGCCACCGAGACGGCGCGGCGTATGCAGGTCGCCGCAGCCGAAATCACCGAGAACCTGGCGCAGCTCCGCGCGCAGTCCGAGGCGATGCTGGCCGAGCTCACCGCGGCCGGATCGCGCATCATCGCCGCGGGCCGCGACCTCGCCGCTCGTCAGAAACAGCTATCCGAGGACGAACGCTATGCGTGCCGTCGTGAGCCTCTGCCTGCTGATTATCTCGACCGGCTGCGCCTCCCGGCCGAGTGACGACATCACGCCGCCGCCGGAAATCATACGCATTCGAGAGTTCGTCCCGCTCCCCGCCGGCTGCACGCAAATTCCGGCGCTCGAGATTCCGGACGGCGCGAGCACCGAGGATGTCGAGCGCATCCTCTACGAGCATGTGCTAACCCTCCGCGCCCAGATCCGGGCATGCCGGACGACGGCGACGAGCGAGTAGCGTCCGAGTTAGACGNTGTGCANATCGGTCGCCTCTCAGGCGTCTCTGCAATCCCCCNGCAGAGCATGGGTTGTGACTGCCAGCCCGGCCTACGCGCCGTAGTCTCCGCAATGCCCAGGCGGAGCGCTGGTTATCACTCGGCTCGATCCGCCCCGCCGGACACGATCCGCCGCGCGGCCTCACGGATCGCGGGGTGTAAATCGCGCGGCGCGTAGATCCCGCGCACCTCACTTCGGCCTGCCGCTCGCTGTCTCTGGCGATACCGCCGCTGCCGCTCGGCGGTGCCGCTCGGAGAGCCCGCGCGCGGCGAGCGCGAGGCCGTGGATGGCGCGTGTGAGCTGCTGTCTCTCGGTGGGTGTCGTCGGGTCACAATACCGCTCGATCAGGTCTGCCAATTGCCGGAATCGCCGCGCTGCGCGCAGATACGAGATCGGCCGCAGCGGGCGGGTGGTGGGGCGGAATTGAGGGCGGGTCATATGCTCGGCGCTCTCCCAGCGAATCCATCGCGATACCCGCGCCCGCGGTCTGCGCGCGTCCTGTCTGGCGCGTCATTGCGCCGGGCGGGGTGGCTTGGCGGTCTCATGGTGTCTGTATCTCGATCGCGCCGTCATTGACCCGGACGTAGGCACGCTCACCGAGTCGCTCTCTGAGTGACTCGGCGACCTCATCGAGGTCAGCGTCATCGTCGATCTCGGTGACGAGCGTCACCGTGTCCGATCCGTCGTAGACGGAGCGGTACTGCACGACCTCATCCATCTCGTCGAGCAGACTCTCGGCCTGCTCGCGCAGTGCATCGCGGCGCTGGCGCTCGATCCAGCGGATCGACGCCTCGTCCGCATCCGCATACTTGACGGACATGAGGCCCTGCCGACCCGAGCTCTTGTCCGTCGCCCACGTGTCGGTGATGCGGTACATGCCGCAATGAGCACAGACCTCGCGGATCACGACCCCGCCGCCGTGACCCCACACGCCGGGGTTCGAGCGGCACCCGCCGAGCACCTCGTACGGGCTCTGCCAATCGTGCCCGTCGGCCGCATCACACTCGGGCTCCTCTGCTTCGAGCGTGATCGTGTGTCTCTCCCGGTCGATCTTCAGCTCGACGGGATCGCCGTCCTCGTCGAGCGCGAACCCACGACGCCACGCCCAGACGTCGATCCAGACGGTCTCCGAGCGGTCGCCCCAATCGCCGCCCTCGACGTACTGCCGGGCGGCATCCTCGCCGGAATCTGCATCCGGTATATGGATTTCCGCGTTGCCGTCGTCGGCGAACCAGC